AAAGGCTGTTAAGCAATAATATACCAACGCTACGAACACTAGAAGAGGCACTGCAAATACCGCAAATGGTTCCGCAAATAGAAGAATGGATAGAAGAAAGCACAGGAAAGAAAGACGTTTATTCAGGCATAGAAGACTTTTTTAAAAGGTTAAGTTTTATATCTGGGATCAGGTTAAGGGAAATAGACAAAGAATATCTGGTTGAAGAACAACAGCGGGAATTTGTAAAAAAAGCAGAACGAAAAAGATTAGAAAACAGAGAGTGGAATCCTGAAAGCACAAGAAGGAGAGAGCGTTACTGGAAAAGTGACAGAGAAAGGAACAGGATGTTATCAGAAGAAGCCGAAAGACGTAGCAGGGAAATAGCTAACGCACAGTGAGTGATGTATTTTCTCAATTAAGAGCAGCGAGAGCATACCACGACTCGGCATCAAGCAGTGAAGATATATTTAACTTGCCTCCTGGGTATATCCAGGGGTTTCAGCCAGTATTAGCAGACAACTATCGGGTAAGGATTCGTTCAGGCGCTGCTAACGTAAGCGGTTCTATGGTGAGGCTGATAAGTGATTACGAAATCACTGGAGAAGACTGGGTATCACCAATTAATTTTGGAAAACATTATTATATATATCTGAGCCGTTCAGGGGGTGTTTTCGTAGATAACCAGGAAGCGGTTTACGACGAAGAGGAACATGCTTTTTACCACTTGGAGAATAGTGACTGGAGAAGGTTGGGCATACTATATTTATCTGAAGCTGTTCAAGTTTCTACATCAGAGAACGATGGCTTTGAAATACAAGACAACGGAAAAGTAATATTTTGCGGGGACGGAGAAAAGCAGTCGCCTTCAGTGGTGGTAGGTGCTTCTACTTATGTAGAAAAAGCAGACTATTTTTGTAACGGAGCAAGGGACGAAATTCAGATAAACGCAGCTATAAGGTATGTTTCTGAAGCGTTTGGAGGTGGAATAGTAACATTAACTAGTGGCACTTTTAATGTCGGTACTATACCAATTCTATTAAGAAACGGGGTTATTATAGAAGGAGCATACACTGGCTCGGTGATAAATGTAGACCACGCATATGACGGAATAAAGACTTTACACAATCCTGATGGAACTTATTTGGGTGACCAATTACAGTTAAAAAACTTTAAAATAACAAGGACAGATACCAACAACAAAAACGCCATCCTTTTGGAACATGCGTCTGAAATATTAGTAGAGAACATCGTCATCGACGACTGGACCAGGTATGGGCTGGAAGTGAACAACTGCGAAAACGCTATAATAAGAAATGTCATAGCAAAGAATGGGACCGACAGAGGGATATACCTTAATGACACGCAAGGTATAGTAGAAGACTGTGTAGTACACACTTTAACTTCTACTGCCGGATGTATCGGAATTTTAGCAGAAACCCCCGATGAGTCTACCAGGGGAGTATCGGTAGTAAATTGCGAGGTGTATAACTTATCTACCAGTTCATCTGATGGGGTTGATCTAGTAGGAATTAGTATCATCGGAGACGAAGGCACTTCAGAACCTACGGTAATACAGGGTAATCAGGTACATGATATTACTACGCAAAACGTTAACGCTGAAGCGTTAGGTATAACCAACACTGGAGGAAAAAGAAAAAACATACAGGGAAACACTATTTACAACTTAAAAGGGTGGAACAAAGCTGATGCTGGCGGTGCAGCAATACGTTTAGCAACTTCTGGAAGTGACCATCCTGACGACTGTGCGGTGTTGACTAATGTTATAGATAACTGCAATTCAGGCATAGTGATAGCCGATTCAAACGTAGACAGAACCTTCCTGTCAGGGAATAAAGTATCTGACTGTGGGCAACTGGTTAAGTTAGGAGGGTGCGAATCTGCAACCAGTCCTTCTATAGATGGAACCGCTGCTTCAGTGGTGGAATGCACCTGGGCAATAAGTACTGATCAGGCTTACCAGGGGACTTATAGTTATAAGTTTACCCATACAGGAAGTTCAGCTAAAAGTTATGCGTATTTACAGGATGGAACGGCTACCAGCGATCTCCACGGATTGGTGGCAGGCGTAGAGTATACATTAGAGATGTGGGTGAAGTTAACGACCATTCCTTACGATGAATTTGCTATTTCTATAGCTGACTATCAGTCAAGCTGGGCAGCTACCGCACAGGCGACAGTAAGTGGTACGGATTGGCAAAAAGTGTCAGTAACCAGAACAATAAGGTCTGCGGCTACAGGAGTAAGTTTATATTTAGGTGCAAACGTAGACACGGAAACTTCAAGTGGCGAGATAGCATATGTAGATAATATCAGATTATACCCAACAGGGTATCAAAACAGCAATAACAACTGTCTAGCTGACAGTGGAACAGGGACATTATATTAATGAATTCATGGGGAGTAATCAAACCAAACTCAATTATCATACCAAACGATGGCGATATAGGATCAGCAGGTGCTAACGATGCTATACAAATAGATTCTAACGGTATTGTCACTTTTAAAGACGACATAAAAATCAAGGACGGAGGGACGATAGGGACGGCTACAACGGATGACGCTATGACTGTAGCCTCTAATGGCATCGTAACCTTTAAAGATGATATATTAGTAAAAAATGACGGAACCATAGGTAGCGCAGGAGCGGCAACTGCTATAACCATAGATTCAGACGGTAACATCACTTTAGTAGGAAATTTGGTAGTAGCCAATGCCAAAGGAATAGACTTTAGCGCTGTTTCAACCTCTGGGTCGGGTTCTGCAAGTGCGCTACTTGATGATTACGAAGAAGGCTCTTTTACCGCTATCATAGGTGCAACTGGTAGTAACCCAAGCATTACTTATGACTTTCAAGCAGGAAGATATGTCAAAATAGGTAGGCAAGTAACCTGCTGGTTTCAGATTCATGTAAATACAGCACATTCAACAGGTTCGGGGTATTTAGCGTTAAAAACCTTGCCATTTACAATAAGTAATGACGTAGACGAAACCGGAGGTAGTATTGGAAGAGCAAACGGATGGTCTGGAGATCACCCTGTAACCATGCAAGCAGACGGAGGGCAGGTTTATGCGCTTTTTAGTGGAAACTTTGAAAACGATATGTTAAACGGTACAGACGATTTAAGTAGTGGAGCGCATGTTACCGGATGCATATCCTATTTAACGTGAGGTACATATGGCTTTAGCAGAAACAAGCGCTATAGATAAAATAGAAATAGTTACAGTGGGTGACTATAAGATGATTCAGCTCAGGACATCTACCGTTATTACCAAAGACGGTGTACAGATAGCCCAAAGTTACCACAGACGGGTGATAGTACCTACCGACAACTGGTCTAACGAAACTTCTGAGGTACAGGCACTGTGCAACCAATATCACACTAGTTCGGCAATAACTGCTTACAGAGCGGCTATTGCAGCGAGAGGATAATGGAATCAGTAACTAATATAGCATCACAAATGGCTGTAGGTCTTAGTCCAACTTTAATTATGAACGCTATCGGGTTGATACTGTTGTACAGCTTATTCCAGACCCTGACAGCGGTAATTAGGCGGTATATCCTCTACTTCTCTATCCGAAGCAGTAGCCTTGGTTACCAGAGCAGGATCATAGTTGATGATATTGAATACCGACTTGTAAGAATAGACAAGAAGTCAGTACATTTATCTGATACTACAGTAGACCTGTTCGTGCCTCTTGAGGCTTGGCAGGTAATGATTAAAAAAATACCCAAGACGTAAGGAGCGCACATGATTGGACAGCGGTCAACTTCTCTTTCAGAAAGAAAAGAAATATATAACTACGGTTGCTATTTTATGAGCCTAACCATGATGGCATGGGAACACGGTCAGGTAGGAAGCACTATATCTCCAGGTAGAATAATAACAGGTTACGATGCTTTAGTTAAATCGGGAGCAATGAGAAAAGACTGTTACATTGAATCAGCACAAGGGGTAGTAGACTATTGGGGTGGCAAGTTAAAATTTAACGGTAAGTTTGATGCTGACTACAAGTTAGCAGATGATGAAGTAGCAATAGAACTATGGAAACTAAAAAGACCTGCTCCTAAAGAATGGTTCTACCATTTTGTGTATGGAACCTACGATCCCTGGGTAAAGTCTAGAACCAGGGCATTTGGTGAGTTAGACAGCTACCGAGTGTTTAAACAACTGATCCCATTACAAAAATAAAAAACCCTGCCGGATTAGGGTAAAGTTATTGTATCACCAATAAAAAAGGAGTAAATGAAAAGTCTCTCCGGCAGGGAAGAGTTTTGGATTTTGGAGGAAATCCACAAGGATGGTACATGTTTAATGGAAAGAAGTCAATTATTTTTATGGTTATTTTGTCCATTGTTATGGCTATTGGCGGATTCTTTATGGGCAGCAGAACTGGAAGAGGGGACATCGGCGAACTCAGAGACACGAACCGAGAGCTTCAGCGAAGCCTGGAACAGTCTCAAAGCGCAGTTAAAAAAATTGAAACTAAACTTGATGCGAGCCGAGAAGAACTTGGCAACCTCCAAAACTCTCTTAACGGAGTCGAAAGCGCATTCGACCAGCTTGGAGTTGCTCTTAGTGGAGGCATCGACGACTTCTACACGATTGAACGATCAATTGAACTTATCGAACACTATCTTAAAAGAGCAGGAATCCTCAATAAATAAGTTACAAAATGAACTTGTAATTTGGGGAGCAATTGGTATAGTAATTGGTGCTACTGTGGGAATTCTTTTAGAATAACGGAGGTGTTTTATGGGAACAGCAGTAATAATCCTAACTGGAACGCTAGTTTTTATAGCTCTATTATGTCCAATAATTTCATTATTCGATAACACCAGGTTTGACAAGAAATTTAAAAAGAAATAAGGTGGGCATAACTTTGGAGGAAGTCAACCATGCCACGCAAGACAATAGCGAAACGTAAAGTCCCTTTTACCATAGTAGAAGATCATGTATTAACCGATGAATCGATAACGGGTTCAAGTAAGTTAGTGTATGTCATGCTATGCCAACATGCTGACAAAGATGGTAAATGTTATCCTTCTTTAGCTCGGTTATCCAAATTATGTAGTCTTTCAAGACCCACGATAATAAAAGCTATCAGGTCTTTAGAAGGACATGAAAAGTTATTTGTAGACAAAACCACCGGCAAAAGTAACATCTACTGGATCGGTGACCAGTCAAATACAGACACCGGTACCAGTAAAAATAAAGCACACGAACTAGATTCAGATAACTATATATTTAGTAGTAAGGAATTTACTGATTTATGGAGAAAGTATGCTGGTCTTTCTTATCGTATTTTACCATTAGAATATAAACTAGCGAAAAAGGATATTCAGGAAATAGGTGGTCTTCAACAATTGAAAAAAGTCATAGCAAGAGCATTCAAACGAGATATCTTTCCTTTCAATAAAAACGAACCAATTACCTATAAAATAGTACATAGTCATTTATCATCACTTCTTAACAGTGCTGAACCTACAGAGAAAAAGGAGCCGAGTTGTCCTGCTTGTGGAAGCAAAGGTTACGCCAGTTTAGGTGGTGGTAGATATGAATGCAATAAATGCGAAACTGTGTGGAAGGAGTAATTATGCCTACATTTGAACAATTAGTAAGAAAAACTAACAAAAGAAAAGAACGATTATGTCACCATATAATAGATGAAAGCAACAGGTGTCAGAACAAAGTAAGGAACGGAGACGTTTATTGTGCAGAACACAAACATATTTACCATCACGATGACGCAAGGGGACAATAGTTATTATGGGGGAATCCGAAATTTTAGCAGCTATGCTCTGCGATCCAGGTTGCATTGGAAGAGTAGTAGCATTAATAGAACCAAGGGATTTTGCGGAACCAGAAGACCGTAAATTATATCAAGCCATTTTAGCCGTAAGTAAAGACGGTTTACGACCAGACACAGCCTTACTGGTAAAGAAGGGCATACCTTTATCCAGAATTATGGAACTGGAAGGAGAGTTTGCTTCTTCGTCTAACATTGAACACTACTGTCAAATGCTAAAAAAAGAAAGAATTATGCGCCAATTAGGGTTGGCAATGGAGAAAGAGAAAGACCCTTTAGAGGTGTTCGATTTTTTGCAAACAGAAATGAGAAACCTAAAACCACCAAAAGAAGACACTTTTAAAGACCTGTTGGGACAGGCATTAGAACAGATGAAGACAGGTGGAACCAGAGGAATAGGTACAGGCATACCGCTATTAAACCGCTGTACAAACGGACTACAACAAGGTCACTTTATCGTGCTTGGTGCAAGACCGGCGGTTGGAAAGACTGCCCTCGCTGTAAATCTTGCATCACACATCAGAAAAGAACACAAGGTTAGTTTCTTTTCTTTGGAGATGCCGGCTTTGTCAATCGCACAAAGAATACTGTGTTTGGAATCCAACATACCTTTTTCACGACTTATTAGAGGGAAGGTAGACGCTGACGAGAAGAGAAGGTTACAGGATGCTTTCAAAATTTTAAGCAACAGTGGAGTTTTCATCCATGCAGGAGACAGCAGGATGGCTACCATAAAAGAGCAAATACGCAGAGATGTGGAAGAGGGAGCAAAATTGGTGATCATTGATTACCTTAATTTGATCTCTGGCGTAAGCGGTAGACAACGCTGGGAGATGGTCGGTGAGATAACCAGGGAAATCAAACTCACAGCTATGGAAAGAAAGATACCCATTATCGGGTTGGCACAGTTGGGTAGGGTTGCTGAAAAAGAGAAGCCTACCTTGGCTGATTTGAGAGAGTCAGGGTCGATAGAACAGGACGCAGATCTAGTAGGTCTGCTCATCAGGGAGAGGGACTCAGAGGAAGCTATTCTTGATGTCGCTAAAAACAGGCATGGTGCGCCAAGAAAAATAAACTTGGCGTTCAATGCAGAGTTAATGGTATTTAGCCAGGAGGGAATATGACATCAGAGGATGCAAAGAAAATAGTAGCGAGCTTACAGGGTTTTCGTGACCGTTTAAACATCACCATGAGTGACTTGAACGGAGCCTTAGATGATTTTATTGATTCGATTATGGTAGCGGTAGGAGACATGGACAAAGCGTTTCCAGGGGAAAGAGGAACCGGCAAAGAATTATTTGAAAAGCCAAAAAAAGAGGTTACCGATAAAGAAGTTAGCGATGTGTTTGATGAAAAAAGTGAAGAAGAATGGGACTTTTAGCTTGCTTTGTATGTATAGCAAATATATAATGAACCAATGCGAATAAAAAGCAAAACCGTTCTACTACGAATGGAACCTGATTTACATCAGGAACTGGATTTGGTTGCCGCTAAAAAGTATGGAGACAATCTCTCAATGGCAATTCGAGGGCTACTTAGGGAAGCCTTAAAAAACCCTGAACTACACGAACAAAGACGTTTTGGCAAGGAGTCAACATGAAAAGAGGCGAAGTTATACAGGCACTAACCGATATAGTAGATCAAGTGAACCATGTAATAAAAGAACTACAGCAAAATGGTAATGGTCAGAAAACAGTAACGCCACCCACCGATACCAACACACCCAAGTTAGGGTTGT